GCGGCGCTGGTGGTCGCAGCGGTGATGCTGATCGCCGGGGTATTGCCACCAGAACTGACAATCGGTGCAGTCCCAGACACTGAGCTGACACCACCTGACGGCAACCCCGTTAACTGCGACGCATCCACCGCCGGAAGCCTGCCAGCATTATCGAGCTGCACCACATTCCCGGCTGCCGTGCCGACGTTCTGTGCCGCAGCACTACCGAGCGTTGGCCGGTTGCTCAGATCGCCATACGCTCCAGTCGTTGCAACCGTCGCCAAAGTCGACTCCAACGCATACTGCCCATGCGGATCCGCAGCAGCAACGTGTGCATTAACCGCCGCCGTAATCGATCCACCACATAAATCCGCAATCGCCTGCGTTGACGCATCTACCGTCGTCCCACCCTGATCCATAGGCACCCTCTCAGTGCCACTCAATGGCACCGTCGCATTAGGCAAACCCGTGATCGTTACGTCAGCCATCAGAGTGTCACCAGCAATCGATCATCAAGTGTCTTCAGCCGCAACCCGGCCAACGTAGTGATATACATCGCAATCGCCTCAATCTTCTCCAGCACCATCACACAAAACCTCCCATCAGCCAACTTCAGTGGCTCATGCTGCAGCCTATACACCTGCCCCTCATGCAACACCTGATCCCCATACCCCAACCCACCAAACAAATCAGCCCGCACCGTCAGCGCATACTCCACACTGATCACCTGATCGCCCATCATCACCTGCGACTGGCGATCCATAATCCCTAAACCAACAACGGCCCCAGCAGTTACGCTAGAGCCGAAGTCAGCCAGCAGGAAATCATCGGGGATCTCCTGGATCATTGCGATCAGGGCCGGTACTTCTTGATGCCAACCGCAACGCAGCTCACAACAGCGCTATAAGTGCCGGTTTCATCGAAGAAACTCAGCCGCAGCCGGGACGGCAGATCGTCTTTCGAGATCACCAGCCGGTTGTGATAAGCGGCGACGGCCAGGTCAGGGAATGCGCCGCCGGTGACGTCTACGGCATCGCTACCGTCGGACGCATCGCCGGCCTGCACCTTCACCTTCATGGCGCTGCCGGCAGCGCTGGCAGGGGCGGTGAGGATTAGGCACACATCACCATCAAAATCATGGCAATTAACGGCGGTGGTGTTGTTCGCCGCTGACACAGTGGTTGGGGCCAGAATGGTGACGCTATGCAGCGCCTCCAGGTTGCGTTGTCTGATAGCCATGGTCAGGTTTCCTCCGTGGGGGGCTGAGTGACCGTGCTGAGCACGGGGTTGTTGTCCGTGGTGCGGCGTTTTCCGCCACGGCGTGGCGATTCGCCTTCGACCTCAGCGGCTGGGGCGGGAGCAGTGTGCTCAGTTGCCCACCCGCTGCGAATCATGTGAAGGCCAAAGTCGTTATCAACAGTAACCACGTCGCCGATCTCTCGATCCTTGCGACTGATCACCATCGATTCGAGCATCTCGACTTCCATCCTCAGATACCCCACACAAAGGCCTCGGGATAGCGAACCCCAAAGTCGCAATCCTGCAGGATGCTGATCTCAACGCTGCCGGAATCCTGATACTTATAGGGATTCACGCCGATGTCTTGGCCGCTCCAGAACGCCAGCAGCACCTGCGAGAAGTCGCCGAAGAGGCTATTATTCACCTCCAGCTGGTTTGACATCAGGGCCGGGTAGCCGTTGATCTCGTTGTTGCGCAGAACGTAGAAGTCGCTCTGAGCGTTCTCCAGCGTGGTCTTGTAGACGCCCCTTGCATGGGCGTTCATCATGTACGCCATGCTGGGCACATCCAGGTTCGCCAGGCTCACCTTCGTTTCCATCTCAACCAGGTTGAGGAAGGTGCCAAAGTTATAGCTTACGCTGTTGATGGTCTTCGCCTGGCCGCCGGACAGCGTTTCAGTCTTCACCCCATCGGTGTACCGCAGGCCCAGGGGGCGCTTGGATCCGCCTGGGGAGTACAGGAAGTCCTTGTCAATACCAAGGGCGACCTTGCGGCTCAGGTGGCTGCGAACCCAGGCTTCGGAGGAGAATCCGGTCTGGCCGATGAAACGGCGCGTCAGGACAGTTTTCGCACCGACAGTCTTGGGCGTGAGGCTGACCTGGCCAACCAGGATCTCAGAGGCGTCAGGCGCCTGGCCCTCACCAACCCAGTAGTGAGTAGGGCCGGCGGTTTCCTTGGGGATGTCGATGTCACCCACCAGACCGCTCAGCACGGTGGCGCCGGCAGCGGTGATGCTCAGGCGGTTGTAGATCAGCTCAATCATCGAGCCAATCAGCAGGTCGGTGTCAATCAGCGCACCGCCGGTGGTGAATCCACCTGCGGTCTGATCAGCGCGGATGTTCTTACGACCGGCGCCCATGCCGGGGATCTGCGCGACCATCACGTCGGCGGGGATGCGGAACGAGCCCTGCAGCTCGCGGCCCGAATGCTTCACCGCAGCGGCGGACGCTTCCAGCTCCAGTCCGGCAGCATCACGCAGACGGGCATCGGTCGGGTCAGAAAAGTGCCGAATCGCATTCAGGATGTTGTACCGCTTCACCTCGCGGTCAGACATGCCGATCAGGCCATCAGCGCTCGACTGCATGCGACCGCTCATCTCGACCCTCTTGGCACCCTTGGCTTGCATCGCCAGCTCAAACAGCTCGGCGCGAACGCAGTCCACGCTGGCGCCAGACTCGATGTATTCATCGGCCTTTTCGTTGCCTGCGCCGGCCTTCTCGCACATATTCCGAATGGTCTTCGAGCGCTCGCGCTCAGCCTGCACAGCGGTCATCTCCCGCTCTGCAACGTCAATGGTCTGGGTTGTCATAGCAGGAGATGCGGTTTGCATTTCTCCATTCAGGCTATGCACCTCCTCATTCTCTTCCTTCGCCACCTGATCATCCACGGGCGGTTCAGTTACCGCATCAACCAAAGCAGCAGTCTTGGCAACTGGCTTCCGTGGCTCGACAAACTCCACCAGTTTGGCCAATGCCTGCGGCATCTTGGCGAATCGACCCAAGGGCACAGCAGCTGCCTTCACATCGCGAGCCGGTGCCATCTCCGATGCAAACCCAAACTCAACAGCCTCGGCAGCAGTAAGCCAGCTCTCGGCGGCCATCAGAGAACGCACGTCATCCTCGCTCAGTCCAGAGCGATCAACGTACGCTTGCCGATACGCAGTCGAAATCCGATCGATTAGATCAGCTTCCTTCCTGAGGTCATTGGCGCCACCAATGCCGAGCCCCCATGCCTCATGGATCATAAGGAAGCTGCTCTCTGGCATGACGATCTCATCGCCAGCCATCGCAATCAACGATGCAGCACTGGCAGCCACGCCGTCAATAATCACGCGCTTCCGTCCTGCGTACCGGGACAGCATCGAATAGATCGCTAAGCCCTCCAGCGCATCGCCGCCATAGCTGAACAGATTGATCGTCAGCGGCTCATCGCGACCCGTCAACGCGCTCTGCACCTCTCGGGCTGTAATCTCCCAGCCCACCTCGCCAATCAAAGCCATTTCAAGCCCTGAGTTGTCGGCGGCGGCCTTAATTGCTACGCCAGTCATTCAGCCTATAGCGATCTTGCTACAGGCTATGAATCCCCTTCCGTACCCATTCCCGGCAGAGCAGCCGCTGTCGTCCCATTCTGTTGCTCAGGCAGGCCCAGCCTTCTCCGCAACGCCACCTCGTACGCAATCTGCGCCCAAGTGCTCTCCAGATCAGTTCCATAAAGCTCTGCCATCTGGTCAGAGGTTGACTGCAGTCCCATTTCCTGCGCATCCTTATACGCTTTCATCTCCTTCGCGGGATCTACCCAGCTCCATGTGCGGGCCTGCCAGCGTGGGGACGTGTAAAGCTCTGGCTCGTTCCAATAGTTGCCAAATAACTCAACAGGCAAAACGCCAGCCATTACGGCAGCATCAACCCATTCTTCAAACACTCGCTGGTGGAATTGCTGGATAAACAAAGACTGCATAACCCGATACCAATCCCGAACCTCCAGCTTCTCTTCACGCATGGAGCTGTAATTAGCATCACTGTGATCGCCGCTGATTGCTGAGTAGCTGCTGGTAATGCCAGTCGAAAACCGGCGCAGCATTGTCTTTAGTACAATCTCAAACTGGTTATCATCAGGGCCAAATTGCGGCGGATACGGCTGCTCCCCAGGATTCAGCTCAA